TGGGCCACCGGACGGGCGACGATCGGTGGTTCCGTCGCTACGAGGGCATCTGTGAGAAGTTCGGGATCGCGCCGGAAGACGAACTCACGGTCCACCACGAGGGCCTTGAGGACGCGTTCATGTCGAATCTTCGAGAGTACCACGAGGACGACTGACCCCACTCATGATCGAGATCGAACCCATCACCGACTTCGTCGCGAACAACCAGCGTATCGCCGCGCCGATCATCGCGCTCCTTGCCTCCTGGATCCTCTACGGGGTCCTCGGCAAGCGCCTCCTCGGCGCCGACGACGACTTCTGGCCGCGGCTCCGGAACATCGTCCTTCCGGTGGTCCACCGCCTCGGGATGACGTCCGGGCTGTACGCCACCTACCAGCAGTCCGACAGCGAGTTCGTCGGGATCGTCACCATGGACGAGGAGTCGTTTGAGGAGGAGCTCGAGGCCGCCGGCTACTACAGAAACCCCCTCGCCGCACTGAAGCGAAGCCCGCACGGGTGGCGCTCCGACGGCTCGTGGGCCCGCCGGTACGGGAAGATCGGGTGGGTCGGTGACGTCCTCCGGTCGATCGAGGTGCCGATCGGGGGCCTGATCGGTCGGATGCTCGGGCGGTTCCTCCGGGCGGCGGGCGACATCCTCGCTCGCCGGCAGGTCCACGTCACGATCTACACGCAGAACCGGGGCGACGAGACGAAGATCTGGGTCTACGCGCACGCCGAGCCGAACAGCCTCAACCCCCTGACCGCCTGGCAGCACTACCTTGGGGTCGGGCAGTCCCACGAGACGGGGGTTCGCAAGGCCCGCGAGCTCCTCGAGCGCCGCGGCATCAAGTACTCGACATCATGATCGGCCTCGGGGAGGTCCCGGTCCGACAGCCCGATATCGACGATGCGACTCGGCGGCTATGGCGAAAAATCGGGACGGTGTGTGGACCACTTCCACCACGGACGCGATGGTTTTTAGGGGGTGTGTGCCAAGTGATAAACAAGACATGGCCACCGAGTGCGAACACTGTGGGCGAACGTTCGATAGCGAGCGAGCGAAGAGCATCCACCAAACCCGCGGGTGCGATAAGCCGTTCCACGATAAGGAGGAACTTCGAGGGCTCTATCACGACGAAGGGTTGTCGGCAGAGGACATCGCCGACCGATTCAACGTCACGCCGACGACTATTTTCAACTACTTACGGGATCATGGTATCGAACTCAAGGACGACAAGGCGGACCCGACCCGACCCCCACACCACCGCTTCCGCGAATATTCAGATCGACCGGTTGGCGCGTGTTGTGAGACGGTCGCAACCACCATTGATGGGACGATGTACGAAGTCAGGATCCACCGGTTGGTCGCATTCGCCCATTCCGAGTTGTCAACCGGCGAATTTTGGGACAGGGATGTCATCGTCCACCACAAAAGCGGACACGGGTGGGACAACCGCCCGGAGAACCTCAAAGGGATGCCAAAGAGCAAGCATCGAGAAACGCACGCCGAGATGTAATCCCGGCACCATCCACGACTCTCTCATAAGACTGTCGGGGGGTGGTGTCGCATGAACGAACTAGATGAGTTACCACAACCCGAATTTGAGGGTGCAGTATCCCTTGACGAACTTTCGATAGATGGAGATAATCCGAACGAGCAATCGGACGAGATATTCGGGTTGTTGTGCGACCGCATCCAAGATCGGGGGTGGTTGGGCGGGCCGATTGTTGCAGACACGGACGGGCTGATCGCGGATGGGGAACATCGCTACCTCGCGGCGAAAGAAATAGGGCTTGAGGAAGTCCCGGTCCGGTTCTATGACTTCACCGACACCGAGCGCCGGATGGTCCGCCAGGAGCTCAACAAGATCTCCGGCGAGCACGATCGGAAGCGCGACGCCCTCGAGTACGACCTCCTCTTGCAGGAGGGGCGCTCCGACGACGTCCAGGACCTCGTCGACGCGACCGGCGAGGACCTCGATGAGCTGCTCGAGGAGATCCGCGTCGACAACGGGACGACCCTCGCCTACGACTACGAGCCCTCGAACGAGGTACACTTTGAGGACGCCGTCGAGGGCGTTCGGCAGCGACTCGACGAGGACAGCGTCGATCTGGTCCTGACTGACCCACCCTACGGAGTCGATGTCGATCTCTCGGAGACGCTCGGCGCCGAGGAGGTCGATCACGCTGGCTCCCTTGAGAACGACGGCTACCAGGAAGCGGTCGACCTCTGGCGGGCGATCGTCTCGGAACTCAAGCGGGTGCTCGCTCCCCAGGGCCACCTCTATGCCTTCGCCTCGTGGAAGACTTACGACGACTTCAGGGACGTCCTCAAGGAGGCCGGCTTCGAGGTCCTCAACTGCGTCGTCTGGCTGAAGTCGACGCCCAACAACCAGACCGCGTTCGGGAGCGGGGGCGTTCGCTACGGCTACCAGCACGAGTTCGTGTTATACGCGGTCCACGACACCAGCGAGGCCCAGCCGCTCGATCGGACGATGTCGGACGTCATCCTCCACAAGCACTCCTCGGTTGACAACGAGCACCCGACCGAGAAGCCGGTCGGTCTCCTGGAGACACTCCTCGAGCAGTCCACCGACCAGGAGGACGTCGTCCTCGACCCCTTCCTGGGGTCCGGAAGCACGGCGGTCGCGGCAATCCAGAGCGAGCGCGACATCGTCGGCTTCGAGCTCGACGAGGAGACGTACCGTCAGGTGATCGAGCGCCGGATCGCCGAGGCCGAGCGCCAGCTGGAGGCCGGCGTGAACGCCGCAGCGGACTAAACGAGGCTAAACATGACCGATGTCGACTACCGGGCGATCGAGATCTCCGAGGACAAGCCGCCCGACGAATACCACTGGACGGAGCGGCGGACGGAAATCCTCGAGCTCATCGAGCAGGCCGGGCATCCGGGTGCGATCAGCCCGACTCGTTTAGCCAGGCGCTACGGCGTCTCGAAGGGGCAGATCTCCCAGGACAAGGATCGCCTCCGGGAGTACATCGCCGGCCGGCTGAATGAGCAGCGCGTCGACGCGATCACGGCGACGGTCTTCGAGAAATCCATCAAGGAATTGATGGATAACGACGAGTACCGGAAGGCCGCGAAGACGGCAGCCGACTGGCAGGACTGGCTTGCCGCTCGGGGTCACGTCGGTCGGGAACCCGACCGCCTCGAGGCGAACGTCTCCCTTGAGGACGCCTTCCTGGACAACCTTCGCAGTTACCACGAGGAGGAAGCCTGATGTCGAGCATCGACGCCGTCACCTCGGAGGACATCGATCCACCGAACCCGCCGGCCCATTACGCTGAGCGGGCGGACGCGGGCGACGTCACCTGGATCGAGGACGTGATCGAGGACTACCTCGGGATCTGGGTGACCGATGCACAGGCCCGGATCTGCAGGGCGGTCGCCCGCCACAAGCAGGTCCTCGTGGTGACCGCAAACTCACTCGGGAAGTCGTACATCCTGGCGGCGATCACGCTCGTCTGGCTTCTCTGCCGATACCCCGCGGTGTCGTTCGCGACATCGGGGACCGAGCGGAAGATGCGCCGGACGTACTGCAAGCCGGTCGAGTCGCTCCACAAGAACGCCCGGATCTCGCTGCCCGGGCAGTACAAGAGCCGGCCGGAGCGGATCGAGTTCGACGACGACCCCGAGCACTTCTGGGAAACGGCATCGCCGAAGGACGCCGGCGAGCTTGAGGGTGTCCACACGGCGTACACCCTGGCGATCATCGAAGAGGCGGACAAGCCCGACGTCGACGGTGACGTCATCGAGGCCATGCGGTCGCTCGCGAGTGACAACCAGGACCGCCTCATCGCGATCGCCAACCCCCCGGAGGACGAGACGAACTCGATCTACCCGCTGATGGACCACCGGAAGTGGGAGGTTCTCGAGTTCTCCACGTTCGACGCACACAACGTCCGGGTCGACGTCGGCGACGTTGAGGGGCCGAAGATCGACGGGATCGCCGACATCTCGAAGCTCCAAGACGACTGGGAAGAGCACCACCCGTCGACGCCCTGGCCAGGGATCGAGGAGACCCGCCGGATCTCGGCGCCGAAGCTCGACGAGGACGGCACCCCCGTCTTCACGAACGCCGACCATCTTGAGGACAACCCCGACTTCCAAAAAGATCTCTCGAAGCGGTGGTACCGGCGCCGCGCTGGAATCATGCCGCCGGATGGGGCGTCGGTCCACCGGCCGTTCGGCGTCTCGCTGGTCCGGGAAGCCTGGGCCCGCGGCGAGCAGGTCGACCAGCCGATCGGAGACCTCCCGCAGCCCGAGGGGAGCGCTGCCGACGTCGCCCGCTCATCCGACCGGACGGTTTTGGCGACGGTGTACGGAGGCCTCGTCCGGATCGAGTACAACCAGCGGGGGACGAACCACCTCGATCAGGGCCCAGAGATCGAGCGCGAACTCGAGCCGCACCCGCGGCACCCGATCGCGGTCGACTTCATCGGGCACGGGTCGGCGATCCACGATCAGCTTGATGAGTCCTTCCCCGACATCGGCAAGTTCGAGGCCGGGTCAACGGCCTTCCAGGAGACCACGTACTACGACAAGTGGACCGAGGGGATG